ATCATCCATATCATTGAAAACCAAAACAGATACGGAGTATTTTTGTTTGCCACCACAAAAAAACACGCCTATGAAATATTAAGCCATCTTCCCGCTGACCAAAGTGCTTTGATTCTCGGAGAAACGCCACAAGAAGAACGAACTCAAATACTCGAAGCCGCAAGAAACGGAACCATTAAATATCTAGTGAACATTGCCATCATCAGCGTAGGTGTTGATGTTCCTCCATACGACACGATTGCTTACTTAAGGCCTACAGAAAGCCTCGTCTTAATGGTCCAAACCATGGGGCGCGTATTGCGTTTGTCTCCAAAAACAAAAAAAGCCAATGCGCTTGTTCTGGATTTTTCAGGAAACATTGAGCGCCACAGAGATTGGGATAACCCCCTACTATTAAAAGCTGTCAATCAAACCATCGACAAAGATAAACCTCTAGTAATCCAATGCCCCGCATGTCAAACATATAATACAGAATATGCACGAAGATGCGTTGGTATTGCGAATGAGAATGATAATCGTTGTGATTATTATTTCGAATTCAAAGAATGTCCAAATATTACATGTCGCGTGAAGAATGATATTTCTGCGCGTCATTGCCGTGAATGTTCTGAAGAGATTATCGATCCCAATGAGAAGCTCACCTTAAAACAAATAAAAAATCCGAGCATTGAGGTGCGCGTTCTTCAGGCGAGATTTGGTGTGTCCGGAACCAGTAAGGGGTTTCGTGTAAGTTGTACCTATCGATATCAGGGCGAAAATGGGGCTAATGGAATTATTCAGGAAAGCTTTACTCCAGTGAGCGAGCGTTCAAGAAACATGTTTTATGGACAGTTTGTGCGAAAGCATTGTGATAAATCATCCAAATGGTTTATGCATTTAAATGATCGCGAAAAAGTTGAAGAGATGTTACAAACGGCCAATGTTCCTCATAGATTGCTCATTGATCCCGATGAATCGGGAATGAGGATTAAGAAGAAGTATTTTGATTGATATATAAATCAGTAAACATATGATTGATATATAAAGGAACAAACATGAATAAAATTAATGAAAAAGAGCATTTAGTTATGTCGTGTGGGATAGTGGATCCAATGGATTGCTACGGAGTTACTCTAAGAAGCTCAAATATGTCCGCGGGAACATTATCATTTGTGATGACCGATAATTTTCCTTCTTCGCTCGGTTCCCACATATTTTTACGAGATGATGTTATAAAAATCAGAGATTATCTCAATGCCTATCTGGAACGAACCTAAAAACAAAAACTATAGAATTAGGAATTTATAATATGTTTATATTAATTAGCGTTACGATATGGTGGATTATATTCATACTTTCCATTGCATCCAAGTAGCAAAGGAAATCATGTAACGTGAAGATAATGAAGAATAGCAGGAAGCCATATAGATCCAAGAATAATGCTAAACATAAGCATGAATTTATTGTCTAAGTGCTTCAGTCCGGAATCTATCTTATTATCCAGTCGACTGATGGCATCTTCAAGAGACTGAAACCTCCTGTCTTGCGATTTAAATTGTTCCGCATGCACTCTAATTTGAATCTCATGCTCAATATAGTTTTCTTCTGTTTTTGAAAAAGATGACACATCACACTCCTATGTACTCATTATAAAGGGTGAAAGACACTCCAGTGAGTTTCTGGGATTTCGGGGGCCAACCTAGTCTTTCATTTGTATTATAGCATAATGATATTAAAATGGTCATTTTATCTGGAGAATTCAAAAAAATGAAATGGTATTGCAATAAAAAATATGTTCCTAAATCCGGAGAAGAAATGCTTATCCGAACTATTCATACAGATGATTATGCTCGATATTTTGTTGCAATATTGGAATATCACTGCGGTAGAGATCTTCTTGTTAATTGGCATATGGCAAACGGAGCTCATCATGACCTAACATTTGAAAAGTATATAGTTACACATTTCTGCCCACTGTCTCCTGTTGAAGACGACCTATGTAATTAAGGCTCAGGATAATGATCTTATAATAATCATAATATAAAAATATGATTATATATAAATATATTTATTCTTTTATATATTTCTCAAGCATTTCTATTAATACCGGTTTTAACTTCCTGTCGTCTTCAATCAACTTTAGACGAACCTTTTTGTATAAGGATGCCGGAATCTTTAGTAAGTACGATGCGCTGTCCATATTTTCCATGCGTTTTTTAAGTTTTTCTTGGATTTCTTTTTTGTCAAATGTCTTTCCTGAATCAATAAATGCCATGAGTGAATTCCTCTATTTCATTAACGATTGCTGCTATCTCTAAAGATGCCTCGGAAGATCCCTCTTGACCATCAACCACAGTGCTTCCATGTCGCACGGTGGATGCATAAGCCACGCGCTGAGTTGTGTCGCTTAAAAATACAGGCAACTCCAAGGACTCTAATTGCTCGCGAATTTCTTTTCCAATGTTGGTGCCCTTAATCTTTCTACTCACAATGAATGCTGCTCTTGTTTTCCCATCCGTCATTTCAATTCTGTCCTTCACATTACGAACAAGTTCTTCTGTAGCCCAAATATCATAGGGACTCGGTTGCACAGGAATTAATATTAAATCGGCTGCTTTTATGGCGCATATAGTTAATGGAGAAATCCTGGGGACGCCATCGATAATGATTCTTTGGTATCGGTCTTTAAATTTAATAACGTCTTTGTCAAGAGTGGTTACGGGAAGGCATGTGAGATCGATTAAATGGCCATCCGATTTCTCATGCCATCGAAGCGCAGATCCCTGGCTATCCGAATCAACAAGGAGTGATTTAAAATCTCTTTTTGTATATTCTCGTGTAATATTTACAGCAAGCGTTGTTTTGCCTGTCCCACCTTTTTGGTTTAATATAGATATAATCATATTTAAGTATCTTAATATTTAAATAAGAATATATTATAATATATTTGTGATTTATCTGATAGAGGTTTTAATAGTTATGGAAGAAATGTTAGAAAGAATTAAATATCTAGAGGGCGCCCTTGAGGCTAGATCTGCCGGATTTCAATGGGTTTATGAGAAATTTACTGAATACAAACTTTCTGGGATATCGAAGAGAATAGAGCAGTTAAACCAAAGGTTCGAGCATTATGAAAAAGAAAAGAATGTTACTGATTTTTGTCTGGACATACAACCTTATCCCTTTAATATTAGAGTGAGTATTAAGATAAGGACAAATTTTGGAGAAATATCCCAGATAAATGACTATCCTCCTTCAATGGAATATCAGATAGGGAATTGGATTTCAGGTATATACAGAGTTTTACTTAATCAGCTTTATGATGAGCATGAAAAGAGAGGCGGTAAATTTCTTGGTGAAAAAGGGTTTAAAGAGTTTCTTGATGAAAATGGGAAGACAGTCATTGATCTTGAACCTAAATTATCCACAAGATAATACAAAGGAGCTATAGAAATGAATAACTTCACGAAAGATGAATTATTTGTTTTGATAAAGTGTATTCGTATATCTGAGAAAAAATGCGGAGAAGACGTTTGTCTGGATAATTTAAAATTTAAGCTTCAAAAATTAATTGATAACTATTGCGAGGATCAATCCTTGGTATCTGATTATCACGATAATCAGACCTAAAATAGGATAACAATAAAAATCAACAACTTATAAAAATATCACTCGGTCAATAAAAATACAAAAACACACGCCAACAATTTGAATAAATTATATACCATTATTTAGTTTAATTCCCTCTCTATTTGCCCTGTATGGTAACAAATAGGATAATATAGCTTCTTTTGTTTGTTCGAATCCCCAGGAGAATGAAAATGCATAGTGTCTTTGTGTTTTTCGTTCGGCGAATGCAATTTGTTCTTTAGTGGGTTTATTTTTTCCTACTTTAAGTTCTATCCACAATCCGGCTTTTCCGTTTAGTGGTAATGCTAAGAAAAAATCGGCCACTCCTTTTTTAACACCCATACGTTTTAGAGTTCGTCCTTGTTGGATGGAACATTTTCGTTCATTGGCGAAATGATGAAAGTCATCGGCTAATTCTGGGAACTGATAATGAAACCAGGTGACGACATTAATATGCTCGGCTTGTTCTGGGCTTAAGGGCATTTATTGTCCTTGGCGCATCATGAGCGCTACGTCTTTGGCGCGATTTCCGACTTGAATAGCCCATTTGCTGTCTAGAGTTTCTAAGGCAGCTGTCGTGTAGTCTTTGATGGTTAGAGCTAAGATCATCTTTCTAAAAGTAAGAAGTCTCTCGATGCCCATGTTAAAGCACATATTCATAAGGGCGTCTTGTACATTTTTGGGTTGATTGACATACCAAGGGTATGGAGCGAGCTCTCGTTCGCACCGAGAAAAATCATTATCAAAAAGGTATTCAGCTTCCTTTTGAGAGATGCCGTTGTCATGAATATTTCTCCCATAACCTATAGTTAATTTACCCACTGTATCTAAGTAGGGATGCGAGGCGAATCCTTCGCATTTTTTGATCCATTCTTTTAAATCGCTCATCACAAGAATCCTCATTGTAATAATTCCATCCAAATCCGCGCACCGCGTAATACATTGTGGATGCGCGCATTTTAGATACTCCATCATTTTTCATCATATGGTAAAAAATTAAATCGGCCTCATCGCGTGAAAAATGACATGTTTTTCGATAAAACCAGTCATGAACAATAGCAGCCCGTATTAACGCTGAATGCGCTGGAGCCATAAAAGGCCAAGCAATTCTTGGGATGCTTGCCAAATCGGTTTCAAAATGTGCTGGAATAGTAAATACGTCGCCATTGATGATGAATGTTATCTCATTGCATGTATGGTAGTGGTAGTTAATTAATGGTTTGATGCAGACTGATGAAATAAAGGCTGTCTGGATGGACTCATTCCCTGAGCATCCAGACAGGTGCAGCATCAAAACAAGCGCCAATCCTTGGCGCCCCAAGTTAGTCATTACACCGTTGGTATGGTTCTATACCAAATGTGCGCTACCATATCGCTATCCCCTGTAGTAAATGCACCGGTAAGGTTACTTAAATAAAGACCTTTGTTAACAGTGGTTGTGAATGGTAAAGCAACTACACCAGCATTCATGGTAAATGTGGTGCTTGCAGCAGCCTGGAATGTTGCAGCAGATAAAGTGGTAGACGCGATAACGCCTGCACCGTGTGCCGTGGAGTCATATTGCACGGCTGCCACACCACCATCTGCATAAGCTGCTGAATTGTAAGTCATGGCCAACTGAAGCTGCTCTAACACCAACAAAGTATTCGCGCCACCTGCCGCTACCAATAATTTAGGTGTCGCATACATGCCATTAAAGTCAGCTGCAGTGATAGCAACAGTTGTATACTTTATAACCAGAGGAGAAATCATGGAAGAAAGTACTTTATTGGCGCCAATAGCAGTAACACCTGTATTGGAGACGGTCACATCTCCTGTTACTGCAACACCTGTAGCAATGTTGCTTCCGTTTCCTACAAATATTCTGCCGTTTAATAGCGTATTGCTTAATCCACCAGCAGCAGGGTTTGCAACAAAAGTAGCGTTATCTGCATCGTATTTGAACCAGTTTACTAGAAAGTCTGGTGCATAGGATATCAATACGATATCTGTGTCAGACCATTGAAATTCACCATTTTGCAATGCTTCAATATCGGCAGCAATTGCAGTGCTGGTTAAGTATCCTGCTGTAGTGATTTCAGCTAAGTCGTCATCAGTTACCACACAAACAATGTTTGGATCGCCAACGAAATATCGTCCTATGGCTGTAATACTCATTTTATCTCCCTATAAATTATCGAGTTTTGTGTTTCAGATTTTTGCGTCTGATCCTGTCGAGATCGTCCACACCTAAATAGCCTACGCCCTCTGCGGCTGCATCGGTGCGAACGCCATACCGCCCAGAGTCTGATGCGCGATCAATCAATTCATCATGACCAGCATATCCTCCTCCTTTTCCTTCACGTACCTCTATGGGTTTTCG